CCCGCCCGTTTCTGCTCCAATGGCAAATACCCGACAGTACAGGATGTATTCAAATACGTGAATCGCAATGATGCTCAGCTCGATATGTTTGAGCCTGAAGAGGGTTATAGTTGTATGAGCTTATATCATGGATTATGTGAATAAATTGCAATCAAAATGAAAAATATAGAATTATATAACGACCACTTTCAGAATTTCAAGCAATATCTGAACTGCAAGGCTCAACTAATCATTGCCGACCCACCCTATAACTTGGGCGTGAACGCATACGCAAGCAACCCGTCATGGTACGAGGGGGGGGGATAACAAGAACGGTGAAAGCGAACTTGCAGGGCGTGAGTTTTTTGATACGGATAAGGACTTCCGACCTGCCGAGTTTATGCACTTCTGTTCGCAAATGTTGATTAAGGAACCGAAAGAAAGCGGCAAGGCACCGTGTATGATAATCTTTTGTGAGTTTGAGCAGCAATTCAAGTACATAGAACTTGGCAAGCAATATGGCTTCAATCATTATATCAATCTTGTATTCCGCAAGAACTTTTCGGCGCAAGTCTTAAAAGCGAATATGAAAGTTGTTGGCAATTGCGAATATGGGCTTATCCTGTATCGGGAGAAATTGCCAAAGTTCAATAATGACGGGTCTATGGTGTTTAATTGCTTCGATTGGGTACGTGATACAACTACGCCACGTGTACACCCGACACAGAAGCCAGTACCATTGCTTGAAAGGCTTATCGAACTGTTCACGGATAAAGGCGACGTTGTGATTGACCCGTGTGCTGGAAGTGGTACAACACTTCTTGCTGCCGCCAATATGAGGCGCAGGGCATACGGGTTTGAAATCAAGAAGCAGTTCTACAATGATGCCAAGAATATTGTTTTGCGGCGGATTTCACCCAATCTTTTTGTATGAGATGCCACTACGAACATATAAAGGGTGTGGGAAAGGTGCTTATCCCCGAATGCTGGCCGGTAACATTGAGTGGCGATATACGGGATTGCACCTGCCATCGGGAGCCACAGACCTTTGCCGAATTTGAGCGACAAAGCTATAATCAAGAAGTTAAGCGTCTGAAAGCCAAAATAAAGGAGCTGGAAGATGAAAACGAATATTATCGCAAACTTTTAGAATCAAACCAAATTAAATTGAAAGAATTATGAATTATCTAACTTTTATCGCCGCCGTGATAGTGGTTATCTACACCGTGGTAATGTGTATCAAGAACAAGGGCATCCCTGAAAGCCTTTCACAGACGGCATTTTTCCTAAGTACAAAAGCAAAATGGCTGTTCGGGGCAGTGATGATTGTGTGTGGTGTCCTATTGGGTATTGTGATGATTGACAAATCATCCGAAAACACGCAATTCCTTGCGTTCCTAACGCTTGTTAGCCTGTGTGGTGTTGGAGTAACACCGTTGTTCAATATCGACACACGTAAAGCGCATTATGTATTTGCTATTGCAGGCGGTATTCTGCCAAGTTTATGTATCGTATTTAATAATCCGCTTTGTCTATTACCGTGGTTCGGGTATGTATTCTATACCCTACTTACGGATGACAAAAGCGAAACATTTTGGAGTGAAACCGCTTGTTTTGTTTCAATCCTACTCTATTGCATCTTTTAATCAACAAAAAGATAATGAAGATGAAGATGATTTTAACAATAGCATTGGCACTTGTGCTTTTATCGAGTTGTGAAGATAAGGGCGGAAAACGCGTACAAACAACTAAGGATTACCATAATCCCAAAACCGAATTGGAATACGATGTGCGGCTATTATTCGAGGTAAACGGCATCAAGATGTATAAGTTTACCGATGGAAGCAACGAAGTATATTTCACGGATAAGCAAGGGACAACACAAAGCATTCACACGGAAAACCATCTAATCGGCAAGATGAATGTAAGAGAAAAGAAACGTACTATTGTAAACAATTAAAAACTATCAATTATGAGAAGCGTAACATCAAAATGGTTTGAAGTCAAGTTCAGGTACGAAAAGACAACCGAAAATGGTCTGCAAAAGAAAGTAACCGAAGCCTATGCCGTCGATGCCCTTTCATGGAGTGAAGCCGAAAAACGTATCACGGAGGAAATGGCGGCTTATGTTTCAGGTGAAAGCGAGATTAGGGACATTCGCCCTGCTGCTTACGGTGAGGTGTTCTTGTCCGACAATGAAAGCGATGATAAGTATTACAAGACGAAGCTCGCCTTTATCACTATTGACGAAAAGACCGAAAAGGAAAGGCGGCAGAACGTGGTGTACTTGGTTCAGGCATCATCGACCGCACAAGCCGAGAAGTACGTGCATGAAGTGATGGGAACAACCATGATTGATTACTCGGTGTTGAAAGTCGAGGAAACAAAGATTATGGATTTGTTTATCCATGGCCATGGTAACGAAGAAAAGACGGATGCCGAATGAACAGCCGTGAGTTCTTTGATAAAGTAGCTTTGATGCGTCGGATGCAACGGGAATACTTCAAGACCCGAAGCAACACGGCGTTGGGCAAAAGCAAGGCACTTGAAAGAGAAGTGGATGCCGAGATTGAACGTGTAAACGCTATTCTTGGCATCCGCCAACCGAGCGAGCAAAACTTATTTGGTGGCTTATGATAACTCTTGAAGCCGAATTTGATATAACCATCGACGATGTGAACGAGAACTTTTTTGAACTCGTTTGCTGCACGTTTGAAAAGGACGATGACGATTGGCTCGAAGATGGGTTATTACGTGAGGTGCGTGCAACATGGCACGAATACGTCAGGCCGATGCACCCACGCCGTGATTGGCAAAGAAAGCCATATTGGTTGCGTGTTCGGTCTAATCCGTATCGCCGTGGGTATCACTAAGGCGGCGGCAAGATAACGCTTTGTACGGCAAATATAGCAACAATAAGCAATCATCAAAACAACGACAACATGACGGTAGAAGAATTATATAACAAGTTGAAGCCGATACCGAACAAAGACCAAGTGAACGTGTACTTTACGAATTGCGATGGTATAGACGTGTACGGCAGACGTGAGGGAGCAGAACCCGTTACGGACGTGTATCACGAAAAGATATACGACGATGACGGTTGGAGTAATAGCGTGGAACGCAACCTAATTTTGACAAATGAAACAGATTGGTAAACACTATGGAAAAGAAAGTAGTAATCACCCTATCACGGGTATTTCAAGGCAACCACAGCCGTAAAGGAGAGCCGACGAAGTTTAAGGAAAATCTTGCGGCAGGAAACAAGAAGCACACCATACGGGAGAATTACGCCTTATGGAAGCATAATCTGGACAAGGTAGCCAACGGAAACTTCGTGCTGTCAATCCGCCAATGGACGGGGCGACCGTACAACTCGCCGCAATGCGAGATAAAGCGTTGCAAGGACGGTGTGGGCTACCAACGAATAACAATGCGCTATGACCGAAAGAACGATTTTGTAACGGCAAAGGTTGGAAATCATTTTGTCGATGTGGCAGAACTTGCAAAGAACGATTGTTTGTCATTGGATGACTTCAAGGAATGGTTCTTTGGAAAGGGTAAAAATGGAAACGATTTCTTCAAAGGGATTATAATTCATTTTACGCCGTTCAGATATTGATTTGGAATACCCCAATTAGTATCAGTATATATTATATTATAACATAATAGTAGAATAACGATATTATCATAGTAATATGGCATCGGTAAATATGGCGGTTGTTGTCGGATATGTTGGCGACAACCCAAAAGTAAGTATGACCCAAACGGGGCGTAAGGTTGCAGGCATCACCGTTGCAACGACAGAAAAGGGATACACGACACAAAGCGGCGTAACCTATCCTGACAAAACGGAATGGCATCAAATCGTTCTTTGGGGGCGATTGGCAGAAGTGGTCGAAAAGTATGTACATAAGGGAAGCATGGTGTATGTGCAAGGGAAATTACGCACACGGTCGTATGAAAAGGACGGTATTACACGCTATACGACCGAAATAGAGGCGGAGGTGTTGCAGATGCTTGACCGCAACCCAAATTGGAACCAGCAAACGCAGGTGGCATCAAATTCAGGCACGGCGAACCAAGATAACAATAGCGATTTGCCTTTCTGAAAAACAAGATAACGAACCAAACGATTAAAGGCGATGGAAGAAACAAGCACAAAGGACAACCCCATTGAGGGCTATCGGGAATTGTTAATGGCTTTAGTGCGGAATGGCATCAAAAACGACGGTATAGCGATTGGGCGTATCAATGTAAAGTATGCCAATGACGGTACGCCGATGGGTGTTTTGATTGACTACGAAACAAGGAAAAGGGCGCAAGTATGAGGCATGAGGAAGATAGCATACAGATTGCTTGCGTGAATTGGTTTCGCCTACAATATCCAAAGCTCACACGCCTTTTGCACCACTCTCCTAACGGTGGCAAGCGAACACGGTTTGAGGCGATGGAGTTCAAGCGAATGGGAACAAGGGCAGGATTTCCCGACTTGATACTATGTTTCCCTGCGAAAGGTTATCACGCCTTGTTCGTGGAAATGAAAACCAAGACGGGACGGCAACAACCGACGCAGAAGCAGATGCAGCGTGATTTAGAATGGGCAGGCTACAAGTATGTGATTTGCCGCTCACTTGAGGACTTTATGGCAGAAATCAACGGCTATTTACGTTGAATTTTGTTAAATACGAATAACAAGGGTGCTTTACAAGTACCTTTTTTATTATTTTTGCAGTAGATAATAAAACGATATTGTATGAACGAGAAAGATGTAATGGATAAATTGACAGCCGTACCTAACTATGATGGGTATTTCGCATCTCGTGATGGTAATGTTTACTCGGGTAGAACAGGGAAGTTAATCAATATCGGGCACTCGTGCGATAAAGACGGTTATTTGAAAGTTATGCTCATAGCTAAAAATGGAAAGCATAAGCACCTAAGAAAGCATCGGGTAATTGCCCTTACATTCTTGGGGGCATCTGATTTGATGGTAAACCACAAAAACGGCATCAAGACAGATAACCGAGTTGAGAATCTTGAATATGTAACCGAGCGTGAAAATCAAAGTCATTGGAGATTACGCAAGGGATTTAGCATTGGCGTTTGCTGGGCTAAGAAAGAACAAAAGTGGCGAGCATATTTCCAAAAGGATAATAAATGGGAACACCTCGGTTTTTATTCAAAAAAAGAAGAAGCTAAGGCTGTTTACCAAAAAAGGCTAAAGCGAGGACACATAAAAAATAGATACGATGGAACAACAGATAATAGATATTAGTAGGCTACACTCTAACGATGGGCAAGTAGCAGGATTGCCAGCTAATCCAAGAAGCATAACGGACGAAAAGTTTGAGTTGCTTAAGAAGTCTATCAGCGACAATCCCGAAATGCTATCACTCCGTGAAGTCGTTGCTTACGATAACAATGGGGAATTAGTCGTTATAATGGGCAATATGCGCTTACGGGCATTACGCGAGTTAGGACATAAGAATATCCCGACAAAAATACTCCCACAAGACACCACGATAGATAAACTCAAAGCCTATTCTGTAATTGACAACAGCGGCTTTGGTAAGTGGAATTGGGATATGCTTGCAAACGAGTGGGACGAAAAGCAACTGACCGATTGGGGCGTGGACTTGCCGATATTGCCAACCGAAGAAAAGACGGAAAAAGATTTGAGCGACAAGGTGGGCGATACATTCGAGGTCGTCGTTGAATGTTCAAGCGAGTTAGAGCAAGAAAAAGTGTTTAACGAATTGATGGAAGGAGGTTACAAATGCCGAGTTTTGACATTGTAAAGCGCGTTGCGCCAAAAGAAACATTCCGCACGCAATCGGTCATAGGCGCATTTGATATTGACGTGAACCATATAGACGAGCATTTCAAGGGGTCTATTGATATTGAAAACAAGCAATGGAACGTCGGTCTTATCGTCGGTGGTTCTGGCACTGGAAAGACGACCATTGCCCGTGAGGTATTCGGCGATTGCATCTTTTATGGATTTGAGACAGGGAACGGTGCGGTTATCGACGCTATGCCAAAAGGCGCATCCATCAAGGACATTGAAAGGACGTTCACGAGTGTTGGTTTCGCCTCCCCTCCCTCATGGTTGAAACCATACAGCGTTCTAAGTAACGGCGAAAAGATGCGTGCCCAATTAGCTTATTGCCTGCTTGACGGCAAAGAGCTTGTATGTTTCGACGAGTTCACAAGCGTTGTTAATCGGGAAGTCGCAAAAACATCGAGCGTAGCCATCGCAAAGGCTGTAAGGCGTGCAGGAAAGAAGTTCGTTGCGGTATCGTGCCACGATGACATTGTGGAATGGTTGCAGCCCGATTGGATTTACAACACGGACGAGCAACGCTTTTTTTTTGCGCAGGTGAAATCGAGAGACCAAAGATGCAACTTGAAATATACGAAGTGGGGGGGCAAATAAAGCAGCAATATGGAAAACCTTTCGCAAGTATCACTATCTGAACACCGACCTGCACCAAGCAGCACGACAGTTTGTCGGAATCATCAATGGGGAATTGGTGTGCCATACGGGAATAATTCAGTTCCCTATCCGTAAAGGTTGGAAAAGAGTTCATAGATTAGTCGTATTACCCGACTATCAAGGAATCGGAATCGGCACGACATTCATTCAAAGGGTTGCAGAGATAATAACAAGCGAGGGGCATCGGCTGAACCTGACGACCACGACACCTGCCTTGGTAAAGGCTTTGATTAAGAATAGACATTGGACGTTGGTTCGGTACGGAAGATGCAAGAATGGTTATGCGAGCGGCACTAAGTCCATAAGAAGCAAGCATATCGCCGATTCAAAGAGTGATAACCGTATAACCTATTCTTTCAATTACGTAGATAACCATCAAAAGTAAACAAAGTGGGTTTGACAAATAAAAATGAACCAATATGGCAAAATACAACAAGATAATACTTGGTGAGTGCGTGCGATGGGTAGCCGAACACGGCCTTATCGACTATGGAGGGGCAAGGCTAAAGGATTTCCTTGCCACATTCCATATTGAAGATATAACCTATCGTCGTTGGATGGATAAGTCAGAGTTCAAGGAAGCCATCAACGAAGCAAAGGAAGTGTATAAGAAGAACCTCACGCACGACCTTGTAACGTCGCTATCCATGACCGCAAAGGGCTACGAACGGGAGGAAACGGAAACGGAGTACGTACCGAATCCGAAAGACCCAAGCAAGCCGACGATTAAGAAGTTGAAGAAATCAACGAAGCATTATCAGCCAAACGTCGGTGCGGCTATCTTCCTGCTTACCAACCTTGACCCCGAACACTATCAGAACCGCCAGCGCACTGCCGTTGCGTTGAAGAAAGACGATGACAAGCCGATGACGATTGAGGAAATCAACAAGGAAATCGAAAGGCTGGATAAGTTAGACAAAGAAAAGGATAACGAAGAATAACGGGTGCGAAAGTCAAGAATCGAGATAAGGCAACGACTGATGGAATTGAAGCAAGCGAGGCTTAAACTCGAAGCTCCAAACACCTTTTCACGCTTTCTTGGCTACTCTAACCCGAAATATGAGGCAGAATGGTTTCACATACTTATCGCTGACTATTGCCAAAAGCTATTGGAGGGGGAAGTTAAGAACTTGATGGTATTCGTACCTCCGCAACACGGAAAGAGTGAGATTATATCCCGCAACTTCCCTGCGTGGGCTTTGGGCAAGAATCCCGATTTGAAGATTGTTGGCTGCTCGTATTCTTCCGACCTTGCCGAGCAGTTCAGCCGCTCCATTCAGCGCACGATTGACAGCAAGGAATACGCCGAGATATTCCCGAACACATACCTCAACGGCTCTAATATCCGCACGGACACCAAAGGCTTTTTGCGAAATGTGGATATATTCGAGACGGTCGGGCATCGTGGCTTTTACAAAGCCGTCGGCGTGGGCGGCTCGCTAACGGGTACACCTGTCGATATAGCAATCATCGATGACCCTGTGAAAGATGCAAACGAGGCTAATTCCACTACCTATCGGCAAAGGGTTTGGGATTGGTACAATACCGTTCTTTCGACACGTCTGCACAACGATTCAAAGCAGCTGTTCATTATGACCCGCTGGCACGAGGACGACCTTGCAGGGCGTATTTTGAAAGCCGAGCCACAGGATTGGACTGTGCTATCAATCCCAGCCATCTGCGAGCAAGAGCATGACGGCGCATTGTATTCACCCCGACATATCGGTGATGCGCTATGGGAAAACCGACACTCAAAACGCAAGTTGGAAAAGCAAAAGGCACGTGCGCCCCGTGAGTTCTCGGCATTGTATCAACAGCACCCGACTATCGAGGGCGGTAACATCGTCAAGCGTGATTGGTTTCGCCGTGTATCAATGGCAGAGTTCACGGCGATGCGATACAACGAACCGATGCACTTCTATCTTGATACTGCCTACAACAAGAAAAAGAAGAATCAAGACAACGACCCGTCAGGCATCCTTGCGGCGTGCCGAATACGAAACAATATCTACCTGTACGATGCACAACAGGTATGGAAAGAAATGCCCGACTTATTACGTTTCCTGCCCGACTATATGGAGGCTCACGAGGGGAACAAGGAAAGCATCCTGCATATCGAGCCAAAGGCTAATGGTATAAGCGTCGTGCAGATGTTGCGAGAAATATCCACGTTGAACGTCAAGGAAACGCCTACACCGACCGATGATAAGGAAGTCCGTTTGCGTGCCGTATCGCCACGTATAGAATGCGGACGTGTGTATATCGTCGAGGGGTCGTGGAATGATGACTTTTTGGACGAGGTTTGCGGTTTTCCGTCGCAACCGCATGATGAGTTCGTGGATATATTAGGGTATGCCATCAATGACCTTTACGAAGAAGATTCGGATATTGACTTCGATAGCCTCGAAAAAGGCATGTTCGGTTTGTAATCACAACAACAAAAATAAATGATATGGTACTGTTTGATTTATTCAGAAACTACGTGAACGCATTGGTTGGACGCAATCAAGAGTTCGAGCAGCTCCTTGCCGCAAAGGACATTTCCTCGGTCAAGGACAAAATGGATAACCGCTTCCCCATCGTGGCGGAAGCCATCAAGGAATACAACATCGACACGCACGAGATTATGAAGCGTGAAGATAAGATTATCACCGACAAGAAAGGCAATTTCTTGCGCAAAGAGGCAGTGTGGAAGTTACCAATCCCCTACCCCGTTTTCATCAATGAGATTTCCGCCGTGTTCCTTTATGGGCGACCCGTCAAGTGGATGCAGCTATCCGAGGGTACAGACGATGCTTTCAAGGCATATCTTGAATTGATGAAAGAAATGCACTTTGACAGCAAGATTAAGCAGTGCAAGCGTATCGCAGGTGCGGAGACCGAAAGCGCAATGTTGTTCCGAACATATCGGGATGATGACGGCTCGCCCAAGGTACAGATTCGGGTTCTTGCGCATAGCAAGGGCGATGAAATCTATATCCGCAAAGACCAATACGAAAACATCATTTCGGCTGCGTGGGGCTACTATGTGCGCGAAGAAAAAGATGAATTGGTGTACCATTTTGACATTTACACACGCGATGTAATCTATCATTGCGCCAAGCGTGCCATCGGCTGGGATGTGGTCGAAGAAACTAACTTTATAGGCAAGATACCCCTTATCCTTTTTTGGCAGAACAAGGAATGGAAAGGGGTTGAAAGGCTAATCCATCGTGAGGAATACATTGCCTCACGCACGGCGGACACCAACGACTATCTTGCCGACCCTATTACGATTATGAATGCCGACATAATCAAGAATATGCCCGAAAAGAAAGAGGCATCGAAACTTCTTATCACCAACGGGCAGGATGGTGTGGATAAAGCGGCAAAATACCTAACATGGGATAGTGCGCCGCAATCGAAGAAAGACGAGTTGGATTGGCTACAAAACCAAATCCTGCAAAAAACGTTTACGCCGAACATTACCACCGACACATTGAAATCAATCTCCCAATTATCGGGCAAGGCTTTGCGCACGGTGATGCTGCTTGCTGACATAAAAGCATCAAAGCACAAGGAGGTACACAACGAATTACTCGACCGCATAGCGTCGCTTGTAACGGCTATCATCGGCAACGTGCTTGATGTACACCTGCATACGCAGTGCGAGAACTTGAAGATTGGGCATGAATTTCAAGAGCCGTTCGGTGATGACATTGCCGATGACTTGAACAACATTACAAAGGCATACGATGCAGGCATTATTTCGACCGAAACGGCTATTGAAATGAATCCGCTTGTGAAAGACCCACACCGTGAAATGGAGCGTATTAAGCAAGAAGCGGCAGAACGCCAGAAGCAGCAGGAGAATATCTTTGGTGGTGGTGATGACGGCGGCGCAGGGTCGGCAAACAGCGGTGATGATAACGATGAATAAATAATATCTTAAATATAAACAAAATGAAAAGAACAGAGTTCAATTATGGTGAGTTCCTTTACGGAATACCGAGTAGCAAAGAAAGCGAGAAGTATAATCCCGAAAACCAAAGAGTATTTATCCACAATGGCTATATCAATGGCGATGGATACGGAAAGCTCATCGGCTGGCATGATGGGAAGATTTGCAAGAGCAACGGCTTCAAAAACTTCATGTGGGGCGATAAGGTTAGAAAAGCCACCACCAAAGAAATCGAAGAATTTATGCAGCAGTTGCATAATCAAGAAATAGTAAAGAACTATTAAAATCGAAACGATGGACGATAAGCATTTAGCCAACAAGAAGAAAGCGGCAGCGCAACGGCTCATACGAACCGAGGCGTATGCCGAAAAGGTAAGGACTTTGTTTGCCAAGACGGTAAACGAAATCCTTGCCCTTAACAAGACTATGCCGACGCTTGACGATGGCGCGATGTATTCTTTCGATGGCGATAGCATCAAGAAGCAAAAGGAAGTCGAGGCTTTGTTGCGCCGCTTGTCGTCCACCGTTACCTTGGCCGTGCAGAACGGCATCAAGCTCGAATGGGAGGCCGCCAACAAGGAATGCGACCAATTCGTTAAGTCTGTATTCGGGAAAAAGGTGCTTTCTACGCCCGAATTTACCGCCTATATGGACAGGAACACAGCCGCCCGTGATGCGTTCATAGGACGCACGGAAAACGGCTTAGACCTATCGAAACGTGTATGGAAGTCTGTCAAGCAATTGCGTGAAGAAATGGAAGTTGCTATGACCGTTGCCATCGGTGAGGGTGATAGCGCAAGCTCCATGTCTCGAAAGGTACGTGAATACCTTAACGACCCCGATTTGATGTTTCGACGATTTCGATATAAGAAAGGCGAAAAGGACGTAATAGACCCTACAACGGGTGAAATCGTCGGCACTGAACCAATATACGGTAAGAAGTGGAAGAAGCGTGTCAAGGACGAAAAAACGGGCAAATACAAGTGGATTGACTACGACCGTGATACCTATAAAAGCGGAACAGGCGTTTATAAGTCATCCGCACGCAATGCGATGCGTGTAACCAGAACCGAAACCAACATTGCCTATCGACGTGCCGACAATGCAAGATGGCAGAATATGGATTTTGTTCTTGGGCAACACATTGAACTTTCTAAAAGCCACCCGAAAAAGGATATTTGCGATGACCTTGCAGGGGATTATCCAAAGGATTTCGTATTTGACGGTTGGCATCCGCAGTGCTTTTGCGTTTGTACTCCTATCCTTATGGATGAGGCTGAAATGGCAAAAGTTACGGAAGCGTTCTTAAAGGGCGAAACATATAAACCCAAGGGGAAACAAATTACCGAATATCCGCAGAACTTTAAGGATTGGGTAAGAGAACATTCAGAGGACATCGCAAAAGCTCGTGAGAGAGGAACTGAACCGTATTTCATTCGCAATAATGCAATGACTATCGATGATATTATCAATCCTAAGCCGAAAGAAATCTCTACCCTCGAAAAGGCACAGCTCAGGCACGAGGCTCGCACACATGAGCAAGAAGAGGCAATCCGTCTCAGAGCTGCCAATCGTCAAAAGGCTATCAGCGCAGGAAAGAGGTATCTCGATGAGTTCGAGGGCGTGGATAATGTCGATACATCGGCTTTGCGTGAGGCTTACGAGCATGGGCGTTGGGAAGATGTGCGCTCTGAGGCTCTGAAACTCGCTCAGAAGAAACGCTCTGTGCTTGAATATAGCATCGAAAAGATGAACGAGGCAAAGGACTACGGCGAGATTGATATAACTGCCCTGCAATCGGCTCTCAAATCGGGCAAGTTCGCTCAGATGCAGAATGAGGCGATGGCAATGCAGAAACTCATCAATCAGACGAAAGCGGCTGAGAATGCGATTTCTGACCTTATTCCTGAGGCTCACGAATGGCACAAACAATTCTCTATGGCAGAACTGCAACAGACCCATGCAGCCGTACAGAAGAAACTCAACGATATTTCGGGATTGCCTCTCGCTGAGCAAAAGAAGAAACTCGAAATGGAGATTAAGTATGTGGAAGACCCGACCTATCTCAAACCGCATACTCAATACCCGACATGGAAAGTCTCTCAGGATGCGTATATCAATAAACTTAACGAGGTCGTTGTCAAGATTGAGATTGAGGCAGTCGAGCAGCAATTGGCAGTCGTTAAAGCATGGTCGGTCAATCATCCGAAGTCTCTCAATGTTGCTAATTTGCTTGCAGAGGCTCAGTCTGCAATCGCCAACAGCGAAGATATTACCATCATCAAGCAAAAGGCAAATCTCGCTATTGCTGAGCATCAGAAACGACTTGCAGAACAGGCGAGACGTGATGCGAAGAATGTCGGAAAGGTATCGAAAGATGTTACTCTTTTGCAGACTGATAAGGATGCCTATTCTCAAAAGAGAAAAGATGCCGCTATATGGTGCAAGAGTTCTCGTGAGAGTGATGACCTTTGGGGCGATGAGAGTGATGACCTTTGGAATAGTCTAACCCCTGAACAACAAAAAGCGTGGTATGATTATACCGCAGGTTCAGGACATATGAATAGACCTCTCCGTGGATATTCAGGCGGATGGGGTTGGGATCACTACAAAGGCGTTGGCAATGTTCCTCTTGATAATGAGGGTGGAGAGGCTAACATCAGAAACCTCAAAGGTGTTCTCGATACGACCATATCCACTCAAGATAAATGGTTGCAGAGGGGTATTGAGACTTGGAGTGGCGTAGAAGGATTTATCGGAGTTCGTAATCTGACAAGGGAACAATTACGAGGAATGGTTGGCAGAATAGTAACCGATTATTCATTCATGTCATGCGGGTCAGCAAAAGGCACAGGATTTAGCGGAACGATACTCAACATATACTGTCCGAAAGGCTCAAAGACTTTCTACGCAAAGAGGCATTCAGCATATAAATCAGAAAACGAAACATTCATGCAGATGGGAGCAACATATAGAATTATAAAAGTTGAAGCTCCTGATTATGGAAATGTTTATATAGATATAGAACTAATCGGATATAAAGAACATCCGTTATTATAATCAAAGAGGCTCACCAATCGATGAACCTCTTATTTTAATAGTATTTATGATAGAAATCTTTGAAATCGCCTCCCTCATTCCATTGTTCAAACCGATTATAGAGTAAGGCTTTCAGAGTTACAGGGGTGTCATCGAATTTCTCAAAGTCTTTTAATCCTGCCAAAAGATATTCAGTCAGAATTTTAGAGAGTAAATCGGAATGCTCATCATCTTTGCTTAGAGTGAGTTCAATCCATGATTTCTCATACCGCCATAGCATTCCCTTTGTTCCATCGTGCGGACATTCTTTCTCTCCTTTGTAGTATCTGCAATGATGCAATAAATCTTTCTGTGTCATATTAACTCAGTTTAATGTTATATAAAAATCATCGATGCCGAAACGCTCATCAAACTCTCTCACGACCTTAATCATTTCATCGGGCAGATAGTCGAGAGTCGTTGAAATGAGCGTCTTTGGTATCTCGTAGAATGCTCCTGCGAGTGAGCCGACAATTGCACCGAGGGTATCACTATCGCCGCCGTAGGATATTGCAAGCCTGATAGCGTCCTCGAAATCCTGAGAGAGTGAGAAAAGATGCAGGGCGAGAGGAACGCATCCTTGGCAAGTCTCATTCCATTCTCCTATCTTCGGGAGATTGGAAACATAGTCTTTGCCGTAGAGTTCTGCACACATATTCTGCACTTCCATCTTTGCGTCTTTCCAATGATGATGCGAGAGATACCAAGTAGCGAGAGCGGTTGCCATTGCGCCTTTGATGCCCTCATCGTGAGAATGGCTGCACTCAGCAGATTTCTTTGCTTCATCAAGAGCGGTGGTCGATTTATTGAATGCCCAACCAATCGGCGAAACTCTCATGGCTGCACCATTCCCGAAACTATCATACGGCTGAGGGTCATCTTGCCATATCCATCGAGAGAATGATACTCCGTATGCGCCTTTCGGATTGGGATATTTCCTGCACCACTCAATGAGGCTATCTTTGTAGGGAATGCCTCTCAGAATAGCGTCAGCAATGGCGACCGTGCAGACGGTATCATCCGTGAATGAGCTGTCCTGTGGGAAAAGCTCGAAATCATAATCTCTTGTGTTGTGAAATTCGTAGGTGCTGCCTATGATATCTCCTATTATTGCTCCTAACATAATTATTTTCCTTTCTTTGCGTGTGCTTTCCGTTCAAGTGTCCCGATGCGAATAACACACTTTTTGTTTTCGTATATATCCTTACCACGGATGGCATTTGTCAATGACTTGTATCCGATACCTACATCTTCCGTGGTAAAGTTGTTGTATATAGCGGCAAGGGAACCGAAATAATGGTCTTGCCTACCCGATGTAGGCTCTTTCAGTTTCAAGTGTACTATCTTTCTGCTTTCCATTCATTAAGCTGTTGTTTTAGGCGTTCCCGTGCGCCGTGTGGCGTTAATTATGTTCATGTAAACACTTCTATAGGCTCACTCTCAAAACGCACGGGAAACGGAATTATTTTATATCATTTTCTCTTTTTACTTTTCTTGGGTAGTACCCATTCCCTTTGCTTTGCTACTTCCCTGTTAAACTTCATCCAAACCTCTTCATCTTTGAACTCAAAGTGCATCGTTCCTTTCTTGAAGCCTTTAACACGGAAGAAAGCCCAATCGAACCACTCGCCCCAAGGATATTCTCCCCTGTACAAAGTTGTGTTTAGACTAAGGATAGTATCGTAATTTGTACCTGTAATGTAGCATAAAGCCTTAACAACATCTTGTATCTTTCCCTCATTACTACTGTAATTCAAATTGACATAATGGCGTGGCCAACGTGCATCATATTCCGTCATATATGGGACAATAAATTTTCGATTGACCATATAATTTGCATTGGTTTTCCACTTCTCACCAGCCGTTGAGTTTTCGGCAGAGAAAGAGCATATCAAGTCGAACGCTTCAAGCAACGCCGTATTCATGCGTTGCCCCGTGGTCTGTATCACCATATCAAGCACCTTATACACGTTGTGCATCGTGAATGGTACATTAACCTGCTGTTCGACGAAACGGTTTATCTGTTCACGCAAACCATTGGTAGCATACTTTTCCATGTTCAACTTGGAGAAGATTATGCGCCAATAGTATTTCTGCAACTGCTTCTTATACATTTGATGGCTCATTTGGACGACGTTACCTCTATTATCGACACAGGCGAACTTCACGGGTAGGTAGTCACTTTCCTCATCGGCGAACCGTGCAACATCGTTTATCTTGTCCGCCGCCGCCAACGTGTCATCAAATAGCTTTACTGCGGATATATACCGATTGACCATATCACGAACAACATTATATTGAACAAGTCCATCCGTTTCGTTTCTATCGAGTGCATCCTCTTCATTAGAAAACATATATCCATCAAATTCGTTGTCATTCTCTCCGTACTTGTAAAGTTTGACTAACGACACCTCAACATCGGTATTGCGTTCCGATTTATCAAACACACATCCAAGGTTCTCGGATGTGCCGTATAGCTCTACCTTTTCTTTGAATACACGCCTATCCTCGCTATACGTTCTAACCAAATTGGATGTGTTACATAAAGCTATTATCGTACATCCTGCTGGTGCGATTTCAAAAGCGTGCATAATATGTTTAACACCCTCGCTAAAAGGAGGGTTCATTACGATAAAATCAACGTGGCTAACCATATCCGAAGTAACGGTCAAAAAGTCATCGGCTATAATATTGCATACGCCTGACAGCAACTTGCGTAAGTGTGCGTCTTTCTCACACGCAACCACCTCCTTTGCGCCGTTTTCATATAGCCACTTGACAATGTTTCCACTACCTGCCGACGGTTCTAAAATGGTTTTGCCTACAATGTCCTCGCCAAGCATCATCGTGTTTATTACTTCTTTTGGCGTTGGATAAAAGTTAGGATTATTTGAAAATAAGTTCATCTTGCCTTGAAAATTACGTTTAACCATAAACAACCTCTCCGAACAACACGCATTGCATAAGGTTGCTACAAGTACAGTAATCTTCGTTCTCTGTGATGAAATCAGCGTAGTCATAAGGACATTTGTCCTTGAATACTTCAAGGCCTTTCTTCATCATATCAAGTGTGATTTTGTGCCTTATTGGTTCTTCTTCATCCTCGTATTCGTGTGCGACAATATACCCACCACCAAGAAGAATGTCTGCCCATTTTTCTTCTCGGCATTCGCTTCCTTCTTTTACAAGGCTGTCAAACTTCTTTGGGCGACAGATTCCCAACCAATCACTTCCATAAGTTACGGTTGAAAATATATCAACCAGCGTTTCTTTGTTCAAATCCTTTCTACTATTCATTGCTCTTATGATTAAATAAATTCATACTTTGGCTTAAGACCTCTTATAACACGTTTTGCATCAGCAATACTAACAAACTCTTTATCAAAATCATTGTCAATGATTACTGATTCCTGACCGAAACCATCAACTAACTTTGTAAGAATATGATTCTTGTAAGTAATCTCTTGAACTTTTTCTAACTTTTTCATATTGCGTTGAATTTTAATTTTAGACACTTATTAAGTATCTTTTTGTGCTGCAAAGATATGGAATATAATTATAATACGCAATAATTTAAGCGAAAAATTTTAGTCAGTTTTCATTGTTATGCCGCAGACAGCCGTAAATAAACGGTTTTCGATATAGTTAAAAATTACAAATACAAGATACTTGTTAGGTATCTCTTCCGTATTTATGCTATATTTGCTCGTTGAAATTACCAACTATATCAAGATATGAATAAGAAACTTCGTAAGACCTTATCCGACAAATGCAAGGATATGGGATTAACTGACAAGGTATTGGACGAACTTGCAGAGCTTGGTTCGCAAGACCTTGCCGACGATGCCTCTGACGAGGACATTACAGCCAAAGCGGATTTCCTTGTTCCTTTTGCTAAGGCTACGCAGGGGGAGATTACAAGAAAGACACGTGGCAAGGGAAAGCACAATCAGACGACGCAATCGAATGGCGAGGGCGACGGTGAGGG